AGTGCAGTAAAAGCTGAAACTTTAGCTACAGACTTAACTGTTGCTGCACACGCAGGCAGACTTGTAACGATGGACCCACAGGGGACACCAACTGCAATAACTATACCTGCAATTGTTTCAACTGCTGATTCTGCTTCTGCAGGACCAGGAAGTGATCCAAACAACGCAAACACGATTGGAACAACTTTTGAAATACTTTTCATTGATGATTTCACTGGAACTATTAAAACTGCTAACACTGCTGACAAATTTGTAGGTGGTGTAACAATCGGTATTGATGCTTCAGTTGCTGGAAAACAATTTATTCCAGCTACCGCAAATAATGAAGTTAACCTAAATGGTGAAGCAGGAGCATCTGTTGCTACGACGGGTGGTCTAAAAGGTTCAAGAATCAAATTTACTGCAATTGCAGCAAATTTATATTCTGTTGAAGGTGAACTTGTTGGTTCAGGTTCAATAGCAACACCTTTTGATACACAGTAATAATTAATAAGTGGCTCCTTCGGGAGCCACAAACATAGGAGAAAAAAATTATGGGTGGATCAAGTTTTTCATCAGACCAGTCGAGTGCTCACGCTACGGCAACAGCACAAATGGTGCCAACTACTAAAAGAGCAAGATTGACTTCAATACAAGCTAAAGGAAATTCAGCTAGTGGTTCTATTATTTTCAAAAGTGGTGGAGCTTCTGGCACTACGATAGCTACATATTTATTCGGAGAAGAAGGATTAGATATGTATCTTCCAGGCAATGGAATTTTATTTGCTGAAGGTATTCATGCTACTATTGGTGGTACTGGTGGCGTAACAATAACATTCACGTAAAATGAGAAATGGCCGATTAGAAATTATGGGCCTTAAACGTGGAGGGGATACTATGCCTCCACGAAATAAAAAATATTTTCGAGCCACTAGTAAGGGTGCGGGAATGACAGCCGCTGGTGTTGCTAAATATAGACGAGATAATCCAGGATCTAAACTTAGAACAGCAGTAACAGGAAAAGTAAAACCTGGATCTAAAGCTGCAAAAAGACGTAAATCATTTTGTGCTAGAAGTGCTGGACAAATGAAAAAATTTCCTAAAGCAGCGAGAGATCCTAATTCAAGACTAAGACAAGCTAGAAGGAGATGGAAATGTTAAAAAAAATTAAAAGAAAAATAAAAGCCATTTGGGACTGGTTTATATATGGCTTCTAAAAAACCATTAAATATATCTGAAGAGGCAGCCGTGCAAATGCCTATGAAGACGGTTGCCTCTTTGATTGTAATCGTAGCACTTGGCACCATGGGCTACTTCCAAATTGTAGAGAGATTAAATATAGCTGACACTCGCATACAATTAATGGAAAAAGATTTAGAAGAAAACACAGAGTTTAGAATTAAATGGCCACGTGGACAATTAGGTTCATTACCCGCCGATTCGGAACAATTCATGATGATTGAGGATCTTTATAAGTCGACCGATAAGCTAAACAAACACATAGAATCTATGGCACTAAACAAAGTTAATATTGAATTTTTACGTAAACAAATGGATAAAGTTTTAGAAGATATCGAAAAATTAAAAGATGCAAATAGAGAATTTAAATACACAAACGGTAATGGACAATGATAGAGACTGTAATAGCTTTACTGATGTTTTGGGATGGAGAGATTAAGGAACACAGAATACAAGAATCAATGGCTGAATGTTTACGTGCACGTCGTGTAGCAGAGCGTGAATATAATCCAAACATATCTTACAAATGCATACGCAGTGAGGCAGAAACAGAGATATACATGGGTGAAAAAAGCATAAAGAAACTCCATTTAAAATGATATATTTATTAAAAAAATTATTTGGTATAGATAAATTAGAAAAAAGAATAAGATTATTAGAACGAAAAAATTATTGGAGAGAAAAATATAAAAATGGCCTATCTTAACATTAACATCCCAACAGTGTATGCTAAGGTTAAAAAGGAGTATTTATATGATTTGGATCCAAAATATAAAAAGGAAAGTCTTGACTGTGTTATCTTTGGCATGGCAAGTATTACAGGACGTTCTCTACTTTTTCACTGCATGTTACCAAACGGTGCGTGTTATTGGCGATTGCCTATCTCAGCGTTTTTTCAAAAATCATTTCATAGAAGTCAAGTGCCCAATATGTCGGTTGACCAGTTGGAATTGTGGAACTGTTTTAGTTACTACCCTGCTTGTACTGAATTTGATTTTCTTAGTGGGCAACGTGGTAAATTTTTAGGAAAGGATAAAAAATTTTATCATGGAGAATATCAATTTACTATCGACTGGGCGAGTCCAGAAATCAATGAGATTGATGCTGAACATTCTGAAATTCCTCAAGAACACAAGTGTGCACATATACTGGCTCTTGATAACGGTAATTATGCAGCTCAGCCTAATAATCGTATTCTTTGGAGCGTTAGCAATTACACTACTGATAGATCTTGGCCTGACTACAAAGTGCAAAATACGGAGTGGTCTGTCGAAAATAAAGATTGGGTAACAGATGATACTGACGATATGTTTTATACAATTAAGGAGAAAAAATGAAATTGACAGCTAACATAACCTTGGATGAACTAACTAAAAGCCAAGTAGCCGAAAGAAAAGGAATTAATAATAATCCTAGTCCTGAACAAATAGAAAATTTAAAAGCATTAGCAATAAATGTTCTTCAACCAATACGATCACATTTTGATAAACCATTAATTATTAGCTCAGGGTTCCGTTGTGCTCAGCTGTGCCTTGCCATAGGTAGTTCAGTAAATAGTCAACATACAGCACATGAAGAATCAGCAGCAGCTGATTTTGAAATACCTGGTGTAGATAACAAAGAATTAGCTAGATGGGTTAGAGATAATTTAGAGGTAGATCAAGGAATATTAGAGTTTTATAAAGATGGTGAACCATCATCGGGGTGGATTCACTGCAGTTATTCACGTAATAATAATAGATCTCAATGGTTGCGTGCGATGCGAGTTGATGGTAAGACTACGTATAAACCTTGGTTAGATTAATATGGCAATAGGAAGATCACAAATGACAAAACAAGTTGAAGGACAACTTAGGGGTGCGAGAAAACTTAAAAAAGTAGCAAAGGGTTTAGCAAAAGCTTCTAGGACCCATGCAAAACAATCTCGAATAATTAAAGGAGTATTAAGTGGATCCAAAAAAAGGAACAGGAAAAAAACCTAAAGGCTCTGGTAGAAGACTTTATACAGACGAAAACCCTAGAGACACAGTCAAAATAAAATTTGCTACTCCAGCTGATGCTAGAGCGACTGTAAGAAAAGTAAAAAATGTAAATAAACCTTTTGCAAGAAAAATCCAAATTTTGACAGTTATGGAACAAAGAGCTAAGGTTATGGGAAAATCTCAGGTAGTAAATATTGCAAAAAAAGGTAAAGAATCTATTCGCAAAACTCGTAAGGTCTAGAACTTACAGACCGAAAGTGCTAAACTCAAAAAAGTTGTACAACCGCAAAAAGGAGAAAATATCTCTCAAGGTGGCCACTAAAAAAGGAGAACAAAATGACTAAATTATGTCCGAGAGGAAAAGCTGCAGCGAAGCGAAAATTTAAGGTATACCCGTCAGCTTACGCGAATGCATACGCTAGTAAAATTTGTGCAGGTAAAATTAAAGATCCGTCTGGTGTAAAGAGAAAAGATTTTAGAGGACCAAAACCAGCGGCTAAAGGTAGAATGATAAAGGCTGCAACAGGTGCAGCTTTGGGAGCAATTAGTGCAGGAGCAGGAGCAATAGGTGCTGCTGCTTTAAGAGCAAACAAAAGGATAGCAGATAAAAAGGCAGCAAAAAAAAGAGATAAAGCAAAAGTAAAAAAGATGAGTGAGGGCAGTTTAGTAGACATGACAAAATCTAAAAACGTTACTGTGGGAGGTGGTTTGTCTATTTATGATGATGATTACGTTACAGCACCTAAAGCAAGTTTTAATGTTAAAAAAGGAAAAACCACAATCACTTCAAGTGTAGAAAAACCTTTTAGTAAAAAAGACAGTAGAAATATTAGTAGTGAATTACAATTAGGAATCGAAAGAGGAGATGAATCTGGCGGATTTTCACTTACTGGAAGTAAAAGAGGCAAATCTAAAAATCTTCAATTCCAATTTAGCAAAACTTTCAAAAAAGGCGGTGGTGCTGATACAGGGACTGTTGGTGAAATAAGAAGTAAACAGGGTGTTATTTTTAACAAAGTTAAAAGAATGGTTAGAGATGATAAGGATTTATCGCCAAAAAGAAGAAAGAGAATACTTCGACAAGTAAAAGCTAAATCAGAAGAAAGAATGAATAGAAAAAATATTGAAGCAGGAATAGAATTTTCAAAAGAACTTCAAAGAGGACGTAGAGAATTATTTAAAAGCACAGCAGGTAAAAAAATACCAGCTTTTAATACAGGTGGTACGACTAGTGCTTATACTGGCTCTTATATTAAAAGTGAAATAGACGGAAAAAAAATTTCTAATAAATCTTACGAGAAATATTACAAAGGAATGATCTAATGGCGAGAGGTTCTTGCTGGGTAGGTTATGAACAAAAAGGTATGAAGAAAAAAGGTGGAAAATTAGTACCTAACTGTGTTCCTGCAGGAATGAAAAAAGGAGGACTAAAAGAATGGTTCAGACAAAATTGGGTAGATATTGGAAGCAAGCGAAAAGATGGATCTTTCGCAAAATGTGGGAGATCAAAACAATTAAAGGATGCCAAACGGAAGTATCCAAAATGCGTGCCTCTAGCGAAAGCGAGAAGAATGTCAGAGGGTCAAAGAAAATCTGCCGTTGCCAGGAAACGGGCTGCTGCCAATGTGGGACCTAAACCAACTAATGTAAAAACTTTTGCTAAAAAAAGTTTAGGTGGTATGGTAGATTACTATAAAGGAGTTATTTAATGGCGACATCAGGAACAACAGAATTTGATTTAAATATTGATGATATTATTGAAGAAGCATATGAAAGATGTGCAATTCAAACTAATTCAGGTTATGATTTAAGATCTGCAAGAAGAAGTTTAAATTTATTGTTTTCCGAGTGGGGTAATCGAGGTGTTCATCTTTGGAAAGTTGCATTAGTTGAAAACGCTTTGGTATCTGGTCAAGCTGAATACACTGCGCCCACATCTACAAGTGATGTTTTAGAGGCTTTTGTTTCTTCAACTGCTGGGGCTTCTGACACTTCAAACACGCAAGATGTTTCATTAACAAAAATAGATAGATCTACTTATGCAGCTTTACCTAATAAGTTAGCGACAGGACAACCTTCACAATACTATGTGCAAAGAGAAACAACACCAAAAATTTTTTTATATCAAGCACCAGATTTAAACACATATACAACTTTAAAATATTACATAGTTAAAAGAATAGAAGATGCTGGGGCATATACAAATCAAGCAGATGTTGCTTACAGGTTTTTACCTTGTATGTGTTCAGGATTGGCTTACTATCTAGCTATGAAAAAAAATCCTAATTTAGTACAACAAAATAAATTAATATATGAGGATGAATTAAAAAGGGCGTTAGATGAAGATGGTCAAAGAACTTCTACATTTATTACACCTCAATCTTTTTATCCTAACGGGTTATAATTATGGCAAAATATGCATCAGGAAAAAGATCTTTAGCAATATCAGATAGGTCTGGTATGGCTTTTCCATATGACGAAATGGTTAAAGAATGGAATGGATCTTTAGTACATAATTCTGAGTATGAATCAAAACAACCTCAAATACGAAGAAGATATGCAGTAAGTGATGCTATTGCTTTACAAAATCCTAGAAACATAAAATTTCAACAACCAAAAACTGTTGCAGAAAATGATAACACTTTAGCGGATTCAGGAGGAGCATCTGTTGGTGTTGCAAATTTAACACTACCTGGTGATTTTGCTTTTCAAACATTTCAGACTGAAATAAATACAAATGGTTTAGATACAAGTCAACAAAGTATGGAGCCAAGAGATCCATCGTTACAAAACAGGAGAAGACAAGTGACATGTTTAGTTAATCCTGTAACTGTGGAGATATCATAATGGCTATTACACATTCAAATTTTTTAACACAGGTAAGAAACTATACTGAAGTTGACAGTAATGTATTAACAGATGCATTAATAGATCAATTCATAACAAACACAGAATTAGATATAGCCAGCAAAGTAGATTATGATGATTTACGTAAATTTTCAAATTCCACATGCACAACGAGTAATAGAGCTGTAAGTTTACCAGGAGACTTAAAATATTTAAGAGCAGTAAAAATTACTGATGGAGGAGTAGAAATTTTTCTTGAGAAAAGGGATCAAACTTTTATCGCTGAATTTAATCCTACAGGGGCTAATGGACAGCCAAAATACTACGCAATGTATAATGATAAAAATATTATTTTAGCACCCACACCGTCACAGGCTTTTGCAATACAAATTCAGTATATTAAAAATGCCCCTCATTTTGATAGCAGCACAGCAACAATGTTGTCTGATCAACATCAAAATCTGCTTTTATATGGAGTATTAGTGGAGTGTTTTTCTTATTTAAAAGGTCCTCAAGATATGTACAACCTATATAAAACAAGGTATGATAAAGCATTAGAAGCTTTTGCATTAGAACAAATGGGTTCTAGACGTAGAGGCCAATATACCGATGGTGTACCGAGAGTTAAAATCGATTCACCGTCACCATAAAATTATAGGAGAAAAAAATGGCAATAACAACAAACGCAATTACGAACTCATTCAAAGAAGAAATTCTTGAAGCAGTTCATGATTTTACACCTACAACAGGTGATAAATTTAAATTAGCATTGTACACTTCACAAGCATCTATTGGAGCAGATACAGCAACTTATCCAGGCGACAGTACAGGTAACCAAGTTGCTAACACTGGTCAATATACTCAAGGTGGAGGACTTTTGGTAAACGCTCTTGTTTCAACTCAAGGAACAGTAGCATTCGTAGATTTTTCAGACTTATCTTTTACAGGTGTAACATTAACAGCAAGAGGTGCTTTAATTTATAACACTTCAAACAGTAACAAATCTGTTATCAGAATCGCATAATTAGGAGCCCGGTGTTATGGCACAACTAACTTACACCGTTACCGTAGCAACGGGCAGCCTTTACTTAGGTGGAGGCGCAACAGGAAATGTTTTTTATTTAGATGGTGTAAGAGACATTGATTTAAAATGGGTGAAAGGTGGAACCTTAAGGTTCGACCAAAGCGCATCAAGTAATGATAATCACCCTTTATTTTTTGCAACGCAAACTTCAAATCCACAATCAAACGTTTACGGCACAGGTGTATCTTATTATTTAGATGGCTCTGCTACTCAGGCAGATTATTTTAACACAACAACTTTTAACGCTGCAGGCACCAGGTATATAGAAGTAACTCCTGCAACTGAAACAGATTTTTATTACGCATGTTACATACACGGTATTGGCATGGGAGGAGCGATTGATTTAACTCAAACTACATGGGGAGCTTTAGGTTGGAATTTTGGTGAATGGGGCACACAAAATGAATTAGCCTTACCAATAACAGGTTTAAGCTTACAATCATCTTTAGGAGATTTTGATGCATTACCAGATCGCGGTTGGGGTGGAAATACTTGGTCACATGGAAACTGGGGAGAGGTCAATGCTACTGACATACAAGTTTCTGGTATTGAATTACAATCATCAATAGATCAAGTGGCTGCTTTTCCTGAATTTGGATGGGGTGGACAAGTATGGAATAGTTCTAATGGAGGTTGGGGAGATCTCGCAAACGTACAAGTTGATATATCTGGATTCCAGTTACAGTCTAGTATTGGTGAAGAAGGAACTGAAGGTGAAATAAATGCAGGTTGGGGCCGACTAACATGGAATAATAATCAAGGTTGGGGTATTGCTGGCACACTCCAAGCTAACGGAATAGAATTACAAACTACAACTCCTGGCGTAACTATTGATGCAGAAGTAAACACTGGTTGGGGTAGATTAGAATGGGGTAATGGAGCTTGGAATGTTGCATACTCCGTTGAATTAGGATCTTTAAGTTTACAATCAAATATTGGTGAAGAGGAAGGTTTCACAAATTTCACTGCAGA